ACTTCTTCTTCGACTGGCTCATCAGTTGACTCAACAACTTCTTCCGCCATTTCAACATCTTTCACTTCGATAATTTCTCCGTCTTTTACAACGTAGATTTTACCTTCGATTAAATGTTCTCCGTCTGGTAGATTCATACTATATTTGTTTTGTGATTGCTTTTTTGTATCTTCCAACTTCATACCTAAAAACCCCTCAATAGAGAAACCAACTTGACCGCTTTCAACTAACTTAGTATAATACGCTTTGTCAGTAATTTGAGCAGTAAGCATCAATGTTCCTTTTGGTACACTAATACCATAAGAAGAAAGTGATTTATCTTCCATTGGGTTTTCTACTATCCACGCTTCAAGAATATACGCTGGTACATCTTGGCTTTTATCGTGTTCTAAATTGAAAAGATTTTTGTTGTTTAAATTCAACATAAAGTCAGAAAAGATATTCTCAATTTCTTGTTCTGTAAATTCAACAAAGTACTCCTCTCCATCGTCATTTCTGTAAATCTCCATTGGAATCATAGCAGGTGCAACAATTCTCATTTTAGGCTCATCTGCAAAATGAAATACTTGGTTTGAGTTAAATGCCATTCCTTTAATTTTAACGGCTGGTTTTGAAGTGAAAGCAACTTGCTCAATTCCTAACTCGTTCCCCTCTGAATATTCAGGGTCAATAGTTATTTTATAAATTGGTAAATTCTCTTTCATACAATTAATATTGTACATTTATTATAAAGTGTTTAAAAATTTGTATATTTGCTAAAAAAACGTTATGGTAAAAATTAAAGAATTTGATGTTAAGAATGAAATCAATGAGTTCACAATTGAGGAGTTCGAGAATGTTTCTCGCATTTTAAATGATGAGGATGTAGAAAAGTTTGAACGATGGGCTAACCTTTTAATTTATTTAGGAGTGCCAGAGTCAGAAGTTTACGACTTAGACTTTACAGAATTTGTAAAATATATTGGTATATTTTCAGACACTAAAGTTAAACCGTCAAGCGAGTTTTGTAAATCAATTAAGTTAGATGGTTATACTTACACATCGCACGAAGATGAGTTGAAGATTTCAGTACGTGAAATGAAAATGATTGAAAAGCAAGTATCAAACAATCCACATAATTACATTAGTTATTTGATGTCGGTATTATTTAAGCGTAACGACTTGACAAAAGTAGAACACTATACAGATGCACATATCAAACAAAAAGCAAAGTTGTTTAGTTCTTTGTCTGCTGAACTTGCTATTCCATACGCTACATTTATTGGTTTAAAATTATCTAACAGAATTGAAAATGCACCTGCCGAAATCGTGGAGTAATATCTCGGTAAGTCAATATGCAGAATTAAAAGGACTTGATGCGAGTTCTTTTGATTCTGTATTTGATTATAACCTTGAAATGCTTTCTATAATTACGGATACTGACATAAACGAGATTGAAGACTTAGACTTTGATGAGATGACTGCTATCTTATTGCAGTTAAATTGGATTAATCGTGAACCAAATAAGCCCATTAATCGGAATATATCCGATTTACACTACATAGGATTACAACATTTGAAAGTTGGGGAGTTTATAGACTTAGAATATTACTTTACTAATAACTATTACACGCACTTAACAGAAATTTGCGGTGTCCTTTATCGTAAATCTAAACTTGACGAATGGAACAATGTAGTATATGAGCCATATACATACGATTTAAACGAACGAAAACAACTATTTAACCAAATACCTTGCACAGATGTTTATGGTATCTTAAAAGATTACATTTTGTTTAGAGATAATTTTATGGAATCGTATATAAATCTATTTCAAGAACCAGTAACCGATGAAATCGAAGACGATTTAACAGATGAGGAAGCGGAAGAAATCGCAAAAGAAGATAATCTAAACAAATGGTCGTGGGAAAAAACGCTTTACATCTTAGCAAATGAGGACATAACCAGAATTGACGATGTCCTTAAAATGAATTTGATATTCGCTTTTAATATGCTATCAATGAAAACCGATTTACAACTTTAAAAGAATGCCGTTGTCGGTGCGTTTGGTAGATTAGGATAAGGACTATCAATCCAATTAAACTTGATTGAAACAATAGGGTTATTTAGTATTCGAGCCATATCCAATAAAGGATAGTTTTGAAACTGCCAAGCGATGTAATCCTGAGTAACCTCTGCGAGTATATCTTTAACGTCTCCACGTTTTAACCATTTATCAGTAATTGAATAAGGTGGTATTCCTCTACTTGTACCCTCATCTAAAAACAAATAGTAAAACATTGCATTGATAGTAATATTAATTTTATTTAGTTCATCGCCAGTCATTGCAGATATTCGAATTGAATCGTATAACGTACCAAAATCAATTAACCCCAAATCTCTAATTTCTTTCTGTAAAGACTTAGCCAATTTATTACGTGTAGCATATTTTACTTTAAATGTTGCCATTAGTTCGGTATTTCAATTGGTATAACACACTCAGGTAGATTTGCAACTTCAAACGTAATAGTCATAACCCAACCAGCACAATAGTCTAAATCAAAGTTGTTTAATGGCGATGTGTTCATTGGGCTAATTACGTCAATGCTTAAATCTTGACCATCGTAAAAGTACAAATAAAAATCGTTTAATATCAACTCAGTATCTGATAAAATTACGTTTATATTTTGTCGGTCTTTTTGAATTATATCCAAGCAATAAATATCAAAGTTAAATTGTCTTGTATTAAGTCCAGCACTTGTTGAAGTTGGAACGGCATAAACAATTGGATATTTTTCATCTTTAGTAGCAAAGTTTGGCATCTGTTCTTTGAAGTCCGAACCGAACTTTTTAACTTGTAGATGTGCGTTACAAAACGCAGTCATTTTATTAATTATAACTTGGTAACTCATAGCGTTGCAGATTCTTTAATTTTATTCATTTTGTTTTGTGATGCCGTTATTTCAGATTCAACAACAACCGCCTTAATAACTGGTTGATTTTGTAAACCATTATTTGCAGAACTTAGATTATTAGCTTGTCCATTGCCAGATGCAAACATTTGAGTTTGTGGATTCATTGATGGAATAGATGCAGGAGCAGAAGAACCACCACCACCAGACGCACCCGCTCCACCCTCGAATGTTGTAGATGAAATCTTTTTAATGTTAATCAAACCAGCAGCAACCGCAATCGCAGCCATAACCGCACCGAGTATAGGGTTACCAGCAGATGCAAACGCAGAAGTAGCACTTTTATAAGTGTCAATTGTAGCACTTGCAATATTCGCAGCCTTTTGTACTTGAAACGCTTTCTTTTGTGATGCCTTAGATTTTCCAGCGAATGCTTCAGCTAAATTTCCAATCGTTTGTAAACCACTTTGTACTGCTTCAATCTTTTGAGCGTTAAGTTTTGCTTCGTCTTCTTCTTCTTTCTTTCTGTACTTGTCGTTTGTTTCTGTAAGTTTGTTTTTTTCTTCTTCGTTTAAAGCTAATAACAAAGCACTATCTTCTCCAGCTATTGCACGTTTTAAAGCAAAGTCCTCACGTATCTTTTGAAGTTCAAGTTCTTGTGCAGTTTTACCAGTTTCAGCTTTTAATTTAGCTACCGATTCAAGACGTGTTTTTTCCTCTCCTTCTAATTTTATTTTTTCATCTGTCTTTGCCTTTTCTGAAAGTATTAATGCTTGCTTTAATTCCTCGTCATACTTTGCATTGATTGCTTTAGCTTCGTTAAATTCTTGTTCTTTAAGTTGAGCGTCAATTATCTTTTTTTCTTCTGATGTTAACTTTGAGTTTTTAGCATTATCTTCAATTAGTCGATTATACTTTACGTCATTTGCTTTTAATTCTTTTGCAATACCCTCATCCATCAATGCGATGTTGGTGTCTTCTATTTGCCTTGCCGTTTCAATACGAGTTTTAGCGTATTCTTTTTGTTGCTCTTTTTTCTTATTGTTTGCTTCTTGGTTATTTTTTACGCTTTCCTCGTTTGCTTTCTTATCGTCTGCTACCGATTGAGTTTTAATCTTCTTTACATTGTATGTACTTTCGTCAATCAAAGTTTTAGTTTCTGCCAAACCATCTTTAATCTTTTGAATCTGGTCTTTGTCCAAACTATTACTAACCGCATTGTCTTTAAGTTGTTGTTGTAATGCTTTTTGTCTTAATTGAGCCGTTTGTATAATAGCTTTTTGTTTGGCTATTTCTAATTGAGTTGTGTCCTTTCCTTCAATTTTTGCAATCTCAATCTGTCTGTCGTATGTTTTTACGATTCTGTCGCCTTTATCTTTGTAAGAATCTGCAATCTTTTTGTTTGTTTGAATAGATTTCTTTGCTTTGTCTTCCTCTGCAAAGTTTGTAAGCCCTAACCAATCCGCAAAATCTTTCAACTTTTGAATAACAAACCCTATCGCCTTACCTATTGCATCAAATATAGGCTTAATTAAACCCAATTTATTTAAGAACAAACCAATTGCAACAACGATAGCAATAATCGCAGCGACTAATAAGAAAATTGGATTTGCTAATAGTTGAAGTCCAAACGTAACGAATGCTTTACCTAAAGAACCAACCGTGCTAATTAACCCTTTTATTGACGCTCCAACGTCAGATGGTTTTAAACCTGTTAAAGATTTTCCGAATACTTTTGCCTTGTCGGATGCTTCCTCAAAGTCTAAACTAAACAAAGAATCTTTTAATGAGCTGAATTGATTACCTATTGATTCAAACTTCGAACCAGTAGCAAAATTCTTAACGTTCTCATTTGCATCTTTTAACTTGTCAGATAGTTGACCAGCACGTTCAGCAAGTTGTTGCATCTGTTCTGGGTCGGTAGCATTTGCTAACTCCCCTTTAAGTTCTCTTAACTCGCTTTTAATTTGTGCTAATCCGTTTAGCTTAATTGGTATCTCAATGCTTTCTGCCATAACTATATTGTCAGTCTTTTAAATTTCGTTTTATAGAGTTACTATGTTTAACGTTCCATTTGAGTGAACATACATATCCCCAGCAGTAAGACCTGAATCTATTGCTTCTCTTTCATTTTGGAATACTGGAATATTTGCCAATCTAACAACTCCAAATTCTGCGTTTGATGCTTTCACACTTGGCACAATTATACCATCGTCTGTTGGTGTTAAGTTGTCGCCTATCCACATTCCTTTTAAACCGCTTCCAATTACGTTACCGCTACCCATTACAATAGCTTGTGAAGATGAGTCTATTGCATTAATGTTATTATTTACTGCTTCGCTAATTGCTTGAAAGATTGACTTATTTTCTGACTGCGTAACCATCTTTGGTGTACTCGTTTTAAACGCTACCAAATCAATATCAGTATCAATACTCATCAACTCTACTTTGGTAAGTAACTTTTGGTTAACTGAATAATCAATTATTTTATTTATAGTCCACCAACTATTGTCAATTCGTATTTTGTCGTTAAGTTTTAATGTCTGAATATCCAACTCATCCAAATCAAAGTAAGCGATTAACATTTTACCGCTATTAATTTGTGATATTGTGCGTCTCCAATATTGGTTATATAAATTGTTGTTTGTAATTTGAAAGCCAGTATAATAGTAGAAATCACACAAACCAAAGTTAATATCAAAACTTGGATTTAATGGGTCATCCCAATGTCCAGCATACGGATATGAAGTTAAGTTGTTTTGTCCAGTAGTTCCAAAATCGTATAACTTAAACGTGTTGCACGCTTTCAATCCACCATCGTACAAAATTCTCAAATTAACTTTAGGTTCTGCAAAGCTAAACGATGGAACGTAAGCATTGAATGGAGTTTGTAATAATGGCGTTGGACTAAAGATTAATTCTTTTTTGTCAACTCCTTTGATATATTCGTTATCGAATGTGAACTCTATTTGTCCAAATACTTCACGTGTTGTGTCAAAGTATTTTTTATTCGCTTCATCTGAATCTTGTTTGTATGTAAGTTGTATTTTCTTACCAGTCAATTCAGGTAAAAATTGCAATGTTTGCTCGCTATCTTTTGCGAGTTTGTAAGTCCAATCTTTCTCCGTTCCACTATCAACAAAATTATCACGTGTTGTTAAATTCAATATGTTTGGATTGTTTTTGTCTGATTCTATATACAAATTGTACATTTGAAAAATAGACTTTAAGAAATCCTTTTGCTTTATCTTTGCAGGAATGAATCCACCTAAACTAATATTTGCTCCACTTATTACCGTTGTTGAAGATGGTAGTACTTTTATTTTAACTGAATTGGCTACCATTTGAGAATTGATAAAAACCGCAGAACCCCAAGGAGAACTATTTGCACTTCTCCAATTCATAGCATTAGGACTGAAATTGGCATTAGGTGCTATTGATATGTGAATCCCTATTGCAACTCTCAAATCATCTCCAGCAACAATTCCAGAAACTGGTATGTTAAAACTTTTAAGTTTGTTATCTATATTTGTACTTGGTGCAGAACTTAATGTTAAAGGCACACTAATAGGGTCTGAATAAGTTACTGAAATCTCCGCACCATTTTTATATATAGCTATAAATGGTCGAATATACATTGCTGAAAAATTGGCAGTACCACTAAGAATAAGCCAATTATCAATTAAGTATGCAATTGCACCACTTGAATTAAGTAAGTTAATTGAGTAGTCAATATCCACTTGGAAATTATAAGCATCTCCAGTACTTAATGTAAATGGTGTGTCGTATGTTCCGGTCGTTGGATTAAATAAGTTTAATTCATCTACTAACTCAGTGTAATTTGTAACAAATGTACTTGCTGGGGTATTGAATAAAGTACTAAATGATTTTGTTGCCGTTGCCTCTACTAAATAATTATTATAAATATCCCTTTTTACATCTCCAACAAATGGAATAAGTAACTTGTCAAACCTATCAACTTCTAAAGAATCCCAATTGTAAGAGAATCCTTGTGATGAAAATATCTTATCGAAGTAAGTCTTTGCATATATTGCTGGCTTTGCTTCTTTGATTGTGTATGTATTTGTATTCTGGTAGCCTAATAAATATTTGTAACCATCGTTTACATCGTGCGACCAGCTATCTACAATGTTAGCCGAACTAATAACGTGGTCTAAGTCGCTAAAGTCTAAATCTGTTAACTCGCTATTATCTAACTTAACAAAGAAATCTGATGCATCGTCTTTTACTAATACTTCATATTCAATAGAATCTTCATAGTTAGCCGTTTCTTGCTTTTTGTTTACAGATAACAATTGTAATACTGCATTTTCCAAAATAGGTATTCCATTCTGAATGATGCTACATCTTGTTAATGTGTCTATGTTAAAGTTTCCAGTTTGAATATTAACATCGTAATAGTGATTTAAAAGATTATGATTGTTCTTTGTGCCACTTAAAATTATAGACTTTGAAAACGCACCGCTTCGTTTTGACACATCTCGAATATCTGCAACTCCAAAATTCAAAGGAAAAGCAGTTCCCTCTTTTACATCTAAATAACCACTTTCTAATTGAATCTGTACGTTAAACATTTATTGTGTTTTGGTTTGCTAATTTAATTGTGATTGTTTTACGAATCAAGTTTTTGTTACGTCTTCTATTAACCTCAAAAGATGAATCTGTTACCTGACACGAAATGTATTCATCCCCAAACTTTACAAACGTCAAAGGAGAAGTAAGTAATTGCTCAAAGTACACATTACTTTCTTCACTCATCCAATCGGTGTTTAATTCAAAAGTCTTGTCTAATTGAATTGAGTATGCCGTTTGTCCAAATTCAGTTGTTGCATAGTTCCACATTTGGGAACTTACAAAACCCTCATTTACTTTGTTGTATGTTTGACGTGCGATAGTTCCATTCTCGTATGATTTAAGACTAAAACCAAATGATGCAATGCTTCCCATTCTGTCCATAAAATAAACATCGTACTCGTTTATTCTGCATCGTTGGTCTATATCAATATTATAATATTGCGAGAACTCATCAAAGCCATCGTTAACCAATTGAAAAGAAATTGAAGTAGTATTTTCGTCAACCATAGGCAAAGCACCAGCATCTATAATATCAGGGTTTCCATCTACTCCAATGCATACCTGAGTCATTATATTTGCATTTGTTATGCTATATCTGAATTGTCCTGTATTGGTGTAAATAACACAATACAAATCTGACGTTTCAAAGTTGTTTGCTACGTTTAACCACAAGTTTTGTGTCGGTGTAATTGAAAATCCAGTAGTTGGTAAGTCTGTTACAAATAATTTTGTATTACTAAAAGTATCAATTAAGTATTGATTTTCATTGTATGTAGTGTAATCTACCCACGAACGAACCCCATTAAACACATACTTATCAGATTCTGTAATTATGGCTAAAGTTTGAGTCTTTCTATTGTCTGCAAAGTAAACGTTTCCATCTATTGTTGCGTTGTTTACGTTTGACCATAAAGCACTAATAGTAAACTGAGTTGAAGACTGCACCGACTTGACAACGAATAAGCCCTCAATAAGTGGATTTGCCAAACCATCATCAGCTTGCTTGATACTTACTTGGTCGCCTACAACAAACGTATGTGTCGCACTTGTAATCTTTACAAAGCCAGCATTGTTAGTTAATGAACTTGAATAAGCAACCCCTTGAATATATTCCTCTCCAATTTTGACATCGTAGTTATAATAGCAGTCGCTTGGATTTGTTACGTTAATATTGAATGTGACTTTTGATTGCAGAAGTTTAGATAAGTCTATTTGTCCGTATCCATCGCTGAATCTTGGTAGAACTTTATACTCTCCTATTTTTGTAGCCGTGCCACTTGCATACACTTGAAAGATATATTTAAAACCCAACTTGTTTTTATTCGTTGAGTTGTATATAAACATCAAAGGGTTATACGCTGGTGCGAAGTCGTAAACTTCTGCAATCTTAGTCATCGCCATTATACTATCGGTGTTACTTCTTTTGGTACGTATTCAATCAATTCTAATTCTTTAACCCACATAAACTTTTCGTTTGTGCAGTTTATCATTTCTTCCGTTGAGATTATCCAATTATCATCAGCGTCTTGAATTGGGTTAAAGTAAGAATCATCTGTATACAATTGTCCAGTTAATAAATCTTTTTGTTCTTTGTTTAATAGACCTACTAAGGTGTTTAAGTCTTCGGTTGTAATTTGGTTTAGTCTCATACTTGTCTACTTAAAGTAGTTTGGAATTTTTGAACGGCTAAATATAGGTTTGATGCTTCTGTTGGTGTTAGTCCATCTCCAATAGATGTAAAAGCAAATTGCTTATTTGAAAACTCTCCACTATTAGCTCCAAGTAGATATAAATTACCACTTGGTAACGCTACACTATTTTTTGTCATAGTGTGTATTTCAGTACCATTTTTATATAAATTTTGAGTAGTTGAAGATTTTCTATTATATGTAAATAAACCTAAACTTGCATTTGTTGTGCTTGTAATACCATAAGGTGGTGCTGAATTCATAAGATAATATTGTTTACTATCAGTAAACTTCAAGTAGCCTATATAAAAAGAAGAAACTGGAGAAAATTGTGTGACTCCAAAATCTGCTTTTGTATTTGTTGCATCTGTTCTTGAATATATAGATACAGAAGTATCATTTAAACTTAACTTAGCTAATGGAGATATAAAGGTATCCGCATACCCATTAAAATTATTACCTAAAACACCATTACTTGAATGAGTTAACCCACCAAAAAAAGCTAATCTAAATGCAGCGTCTAAATCTCTTGGGTCTTTCAAGTTGAATTTATGAGTTGTAGCAGTACCACCAACAAATGGATATATTGCTTTCATCTTTGACCAAATGTTATAAGTCTTTAATTCAATACATAAAGTGTTTATTGCAGTAGTTATAGTTGAATCAGTTATTCCAGTGGCAGTCAAAAAAGCTTCTGCTTCTGGGTCTAATGGTTGACTCAAAAAAGCCAAACGATTATAAAGCGAATATCCGTATCCGTACATCTTAACCTAATACTAAAGCGATTGAACCACTTGTTAAAGTCACTCCGCTAAATTGCACATCGTTAATTGGTGTGATGATTGCACCAGCTTTAATTGCTTTTGTTGCGTCTGCTAAGTACGTACTCTTTACATCCGAACCAGCAACACGAATAGAACTAAAGATAGTATCTTCAAGTACTACAATTGCATCAATCGTCTTGTTTGTTGCAGTTGTGTTGTTTAAAATATAACTCCCATTGTTAGCGACCAATTCGCCCATTAAATTTGTTCCCATCTTATTTGTTTTTTATTTATATTGTTTAAAATTTCAATTGTGTTTTAGAATGCCATATACGCATCGTCTGAATAATACATCTCTCGTATGTAAGTTGTAGCGTATCGAACCGCATCCATAGCATCGTCAAATAGTTTTACTGGCTCATCTGTTATAATATCTCCGACTTTCTTCCATTTGTAATTATCGTATTCTTTTTTCAATGGTGGATAGTCCTCAGCAAATACTCCGAACGTCTTAACATTATCAATTCCTTTTTTAACTACCTTATTAGCATTGCCTACATTGTACCCAGCCGTTTGTAATTCTGCAATAATTTCTGGTCGTGAGTAATCAGCTAAGATGTCAGCGTACTTGTCAATTCCTAATTGGTCAAACCTTTCAATTAATTGTGTGGTTGTCAAGTATGATTCGTATATAATTGGTTCAATGTAGATGTCTTTGTCGCAATAGTAAACTTTAACCAATGCCGTAGGGTGGTTGTAACCAAAATCCAAACCATAAACAAAATTAACAAATCGTGGTTCTCTATGTTTTACAAATGTCCAATTCGAGTATATATTTAATTTACTTACTGCTTTCTCTCCAAGTGCGTAAATCTGATACAACGCTTCGTCTGTTCTTTGCAAGTCTTCAATCTGACGTTTGATTGATTCTGGCAAGAATGGATTGTCTTTGTATGTTGATTTAATTAAGATGCTTTCACTTTCAGGCAAGTCATACAACCAAGAAGCGGATTCAGATGGATTGTAATCGAATATAAGTTTTGATTCCGTTCTCATATTCAATTGTTGAAAATCCTCAAACCATAATTCATTCGCTTCATTGCACCATCCTATATCACGTTTCCGACCTCGTATCTTTTGCTCATCGTCAACACTAAAGAACTCTACAATTGAACCATTTGCGAATCGGTAGATATTCTCACTCATATTGTGGTTGCTCTTTTCGTACAAGTCTAAGTCTTTAAGCACCTCAAAGAAATCTCGCATCACGGTTGCACGTAACGCTGGAAACGTTTTACGAACTATTGACACCACTTTGTTGCTATGTGATAAGCAATATACAATTAACAACTGACAAAGCGAATAAGTCTTGCTTGAACGTGAACCGCCTTGATTAATTAAAAAGCGAATAGAATTGTCTTCTAAGGCTTTATAGTTCTTTTCAAATACTTTCGTTGCCTTGATATTCATTTGCAGTTTGAAACGCTATATGCAGTTTTAAAAGTTGTTGAGGGTCGTTTACTATGTTCTTGTCAATTGTAACTTGTTTGCCAGTTCTTTTGTAAATATAATCTTCTACAACTGCTATCATATAAATTGGATTATGATGCTTCATTTGAACCCACAATAGTTATTTTAATATCGTTCACTTGTTGTCCTTGTGTGGTTACGTCTGTACGTTCAGTTAAGTTGTTTAGTCGTTGTGTAATTGATGGATTGAATTGTCCAACCATACCGCCCTCGATTTGGTCTGTTCTGATTTCATCCTCTATATGCGTACAGATTGTACGATACTCAATATATGAATTATCGGTATTTGAAAAATAATGAATTATAGTAAACCCTTTCTTATGGCAAAATGTTCTAAAACCAGACATTGTTAAAGGTGGTAAATGAAATTCAGACACTACTCCTTTTGGTGTTGCCTTTTGTATTTCTCTTGGTGTTAGACTTACTTTGTACTCCTCGAATAGTTGGTACATTGCTTCTGGTGTCTTTATGTACTTTGGTTTCATTTGTAATGTTTTAGAAATTCGTCTTCACTTACCATATTGATTAATACTTCGTGCGGTTCGTCAGATGTATATTCGTAAAAACAAACGTGTGAGTCTTCATCTACTATTGCATTGACCATTCTTTGCATTCTTTCGTACATTGAACGTGAATAGTGTATAATAAAGTATCTCATTGTACTTTCTTTTTACGTGTTGTTTTCTTTACTGGTGCTTCAATAATTTCAGTAATTGCATCTATTACCTCTTGTGAAGTTGGTTTAAATTCTGGTTCGTGCGATTCGACCTTTTCGTCTTCAAATAAATGCGTGTAACCTAAAGCAATAAGTCTTCTTTGTTGCATTGGTTTTATAGTGTTTAAGTCTATTTTAATCATACCCAAAATTCCATCGTTAATAGTTATTACTTTGCCTTTGTATTCTTCTTTAACTTTCATATCGTTTTTATTTATATTGTCCGTACTTTTCAAAATGTTTTATTGATTCCAGCATCTCGTTAATCATAAAATGTGCTGATGTGTGACTGATTCCAAAATGCTTAGCAATCGTGCGACCAGTAGAAATCTGCTTATCGTAATACGTCTCAAAGAATATCAGCTTAATTTTATCGGTTATTTGTCCTCTATAATTTTCTAATATCTCTAATCTGTCACTAAACTTAATTTCGTCTTCAAGTGAATCGTCAATTGAATCTGGTATATATTCGTTCTCAACTGAATTTATTATCTCTTTCTTTGAATCTGACTGCCATAATAACTCACATTTGATTAAATGCAAAAACATTGCCTTTGCTTCGTGTTCTTCTTTGTACTGGTATTTAGATTCACTTGCTTTGATGTAAGCGTTGTTTATAATCGTATCAATGTCAAGTTGTGAATTTAATCTGCTGACAAAATACCTTGTATAACGATTTATTTCATCGTAGTTTTTGGTAATATAGTTATTTAGTAATGCTATCATACCAATTGTAAAAGTCTTTTATCCAAATTCTGCGTCTTACTTGACTGCAAAAGCATTCTTTCTCTTTCTCTCCAGTTACTCGAATACGAATAACAGATAGTTTTATGCAACTTGTTTTCGCTGACTTTATAATTGGGTCAGCATCTCGCAACTTTTCGATTAGTTCTATTTCAGTTTCTGTAAACATAGTTGAGTAGTGTATCCGATTAATGAAACAAAACAAGCCATAAAAAAGTCTTGAAAATAAAAAAGTGCAAACCAAAAAGATAAGCACTTCATACAACTAACTGCGGAATATATCGCATCGGTGTATTTATTGACCTCAATCTGTAAAAATAACCTATCAAATTGACGTTGTAATGGCTCAAAATTAGCAAACCACCACGAAAAAGAAATTAAAAATAGTACTTCCATATTTGCAAATATAAAATATTGTATTATAGACGAAACATTTTGTTAATAAGTTATACTATATAAGGTATAAAATCAATACTTTGTTAATAAATTATATCAATTATGGTATAAAAAAGTAGTCAGGACAGGACTCGAACCTGTATGATATTTAGCATTTCGGAAAAATATCTATCTTCTATAAGCACCATATGTTAGATGTATCGGAGTTTAACCAATAAACGGCGTCTACCAATTCCGCCACCTGACTATTTATTTCAAATATAATAATTTAATTTAATTCCTTACATTTTCTTTTATAATATTCTGCAAGTTCTTTTAACTCGTCTTTTGTGTACTTTCTTGTTATGTAAGCACGTTCACGTAACATAGTAAATTCATCCGCTCCTATCTTGTTTTCTAAGTGTATTCCGTATTCAATTAGATTTCCAGATAATTGTACATTACACTTGTAGCAACTTGAATGAACGTTGTTTTCGTCAAATCTGACGTTGGTATGCGTACCAGCAGAATAGTAATGCGATGCGTGTGTTACTCCGTTTATTCTTTTTTGGCAAGATATACATACTTTTCCCTTATCTCTTAAGTTAATATATCGGTTGAAGTGTTGTTGAGCTATCTTAAAGTAGTCTTGTAACGTCATAATACTATCTTTTAACGCTTTCTTACGCACTTTCTTTATCTTTTCAAGGTTCTTTATTGCTTGACGTGTTTTAGTGCATACGTAACACAAAGAATCTGTACTCCTATATGGTATAAAAATAGTGCTACACTCTTTGCATTTCTTTTCAAAAATATTTTTCATAATAAATTTAATTGTTTTGTAATTATTTTAGCACCTTTCATTTGATTATCTTCTGCCCATAATGGTTGAAAGTTTGTATAGTGATTTAATCTTATTACATCTTCTTCTGTTTTTGCAGTTGCTATTGGTACAATGTGGTCAAGATGCCATTCTCCATAATTTTCTAAAGTCATACCTTTTGTAAATTGTGATTTAATATAATCTTTAAACTCTAAAAAATTACATCCAAGTATTTCTTCACTTTTTAATGTTTTACTAAACTTTGAATTTGTTTTTTTAAAACTTCTATATACAATATTTCTTACATTGCATTTAAATTTAAACATTGAATCTTCTTTTCTTTTTTGTTTATAATAAATTTTAAAGTATTCTCTTTTTTTATCTTTATTCTCTAATCTATATTTTTTATGATATTCTTTTAACTTATCTTTATTTAAGATATTATAATTTTTAGAATATATACTTTTTTCTTGTTTTCTATTATTATGGTATTCTTTAATTTTTTCTTTATTTTTTATATTATATAATTTATGCCTTTCATTTATTGCTTCTCTATTATTTAAATAATGTTTTTTACTTATTTCGTTTTTGCATTTTTTACAAGCATAAAATAATCCATCTAAAGTTCTTTTGTCTTTACTAAAATCAATTAAATCTTTTGATTCTTTACATTTTCCACAAGTCTTCATATTCCATTCGTTAAATTTTCGTTTATCTTTTTCAACTGCTCTACTTCTCTTGTCAACTCCATTACTTTTTTATGTTCTGCATATAGTAATGTTTGATATTGTTTGTTTTCGTCTACTAAAATGTTAAAAGTAGTTCGTGCGTCTTGCAGAAAATCAAAATGTTTTTGCATAGATTCAATTAAATCTGTACGATGTGCGTTCTTTTTTTTAATGTCGTCTATTGAAATCTGTAAAGACTGCGTTAACGATTCAAAAGTTATTGATGCTTCTATGATTGCTATCTGTTTCAAAATAATTCCATTTGATTTGTGTTACTTTTGTTTACTATATTTAATGCAGTTTCAAATATAGTCTTTCCTGCTTCATAATCTACCAGGTTACGTGCCATTTTTACAATTGATTGACTGCCATTGTATTTTTTAAAATCATAATCGTGAAATTTACACAAAGATTCTAACTCATTTTTTTCTTGTGATATTTTAAAACCTCTGTCATTTACTTCATTAGGTAAAATAAAGTTTGTCCAATATAAATGTCTACCTCTTTTTTGTGCTTGAATTAATGGTTCATAGTATGGTATTACATTTTCAACTACAAATTTTCCACTTTTATAATAATGTTGTAAAAACAAAATTTCTTCATATAATTTTAAATCAGCATATATTGGTTGTGTTGTTGTTTCATAGTTTGAGCTATTCCAATACCTTGCTCTACTATGACTCGGACAAGGTGGCGAACTCCATATAAAATCAAACTCTTTAAAATGGTCTAACAAGTATTGGTGCGCATCTGCAACTATTACTTTATCATTTGGGAATCTTTCTTGATATAATTTAGCAGCAATCTCATCTAATTCTACTGCGGTTACTTCTATTTCGATACCTGCTTGTATTGCTACTTCATCCCACTTGTATCTGTTTCCGCCTAAACAAGCGTATAAGTTTAAAATTTTCATATTTTATTATTTAAAATGGTAAATTATCAAATGAATTATTCGGTTGTATTGCTTTTGTACTTGGCAAAGTTAATCTTTTTATCACATCTTTACCACGAACTTTGAAACCTAAGCCAAAATTGTAGTCCATCATCATTGGTTCGTTTAATAGCGTTGGCTTCCCTCCAGTATCTGTGTCTTTAATCTTTACTACTTCAACCATTGTGTAGTTCCATAAATCTGGGTGTTGTGTTAACCTGTGAACTACTAAAAAATCGTCTGCTTTATTTGCGAATGCTTTACCGCCCTCAATGTCTGACTTTAATGGTGGCATAACGTGTCCAGACCATCCGTGTTTTTCTGGATATACTGCCGAGCGTCTTCCACTTGCTGAACTTGGATGAGCATTTATGTAGATTGTTTTACCATTCTTTGTAAAGTGCTTTAAATCGTTTAATACATCGTAGTTTGAACTATAACTCATTGGTGTTTTTAAACCATTAAACGGGTCAATCAAATGTACATCGCATTCTGCTTTGTCGAATATGTTTAATAATTCGTCTGGAGTGTATCGTTTAGTATTATCTACAAACTTAAACGAATTTTCTAAAATTGTTTCATATCTTCTAACTTCGTTGTATGTTAAATCCATAAACTTTTTACCAGCATACATTTGTATTAAATCACGCATTACTTTACCTTGATAGTTTTCATCCATAAACAAACAAAACTTTAAATTGTGATTTGTTGCTAAAGCTAAAAAATACCATTCTAAAAAATATGTCTTACCTACGTTGTCGTGTCCTAAAATTATATTAAGTTGTCCTTGCTTATGTACAAAGAAGTCGTCTAAGTCACAACCTAATTTTAAACCAGTTGGTATCTTACCATCTAAATAGTCGTTTAAGTATTGAGTGCTATGTCCGTTGTTTAAAATCATTAAAATAGTTTTTGTTGGTTTGTATGGTTCTTAATACGTTGAATAGCTTTATCGTAATACTCACTATCTAATTCACACGCTGTTAATTCAAATCCGTAATCGTGGCACGCTATTGCTATTGAACCTGAACCTAAATGTGTGTCAAGTATTTTGTCATTTTCTTTTGCGTATTTGTCTAATAGCCATTTGTATAATGGTATTGGTTTTTGTGTAGCGTGTATTTTATCTTCGGATGCATTATGTTTATGTATTCCGTAATCAAACATTTTAGCAGGTGATTTTAAACCCATACTTACCCAAGCATACTCAGCAGTGGCAAAATTATCAACTGTTTGTTTTTTATTCCAAATACAAAAGTATTCACTTGGTGGCATAATAAAATTATTTGCTCCCCATACTATTTGATTTTTAGAAACTCTAAATAATTCTGTAAAATATTCATCTGTTGGCTTTAAGTTATTAAAAGATAAATTTCCGTTTTTATGTTTATCAAAACGAGTGCCTCCAAGTCCTTTTTTAAACGCACCAATTCCATAAGGCGGGTCAACAATAGCCAAGTCAAAATAGTTATCAGGATAACGTGCCATCAATAACATATTGTCTTCGTTTGTTATTGTTATTTTTTCTGTTACTTTCATTTGTTTAAGTTTATTTGTTTCATTACGTGATTCATATATTTATCTTCAATTGGTTCTTGTTGTTTAATTTGTCCAAGACTACTTTTTTCCCAAGTACGTACACAAGCCTTCCAATCTTTCATTTTGTTTCTACCAACCATCCAACCTTTTGATTCGTAAAAGTCTATAAAAGTTTCCGCATTAACAAAGTTTTTTCTTTCTATACAATAATCTAAAACTTCAATAGCCGAAGGCGGTGTAAATGTATTATTTTCATTCTTTTCTTTCTTTACATTCTTGTTAGTTGTTACTTGTTTGTTATTGGTTTGTTGCTCATCTGTTATTTGGTTTGTTACTATCTGATATTTTTTGTAGTTAACTACCTGAATAATAGTACCTTTCGAGCTTGTTTTGATTGTTATTTCGTTTGTTGATTTTAGCTTACTTAAAGACGTTCTTATTTGTTGAATTGTCAAACCAACCTCTTTGCTTAATAAATCCAAACCAGTTAAAGTCTGACCAACTTCAATCAATTTTCCTCTGTAATTTCTTTCTTTGTGATTAACTTTTAAAAGTAAATACATAAATAATCTAAACGTATTTTTATCGTCAAACCATTCCCACTCTAAAATCTGTCTGTGTAATTTTATCCATCCACTCATAATATTTTTTTAATAAAAAACCCCTATAAATCCGTAGAGTCTCAAGCTACTTCATTATAAGGGTTAATTAAAATTCCTTCTGTTGCCTATGTTTGAGACTGCAACTCTGCAAATATACAATATACTAACTACTTTTCATCTTCAAACAATTTAATCTTTTGAACAATTTTGTCTATTTCATTAACAATATCTGCCCATTTATATCTTCCATCATCTGGTAATGTTTTTGTCGTAGGCTCAACAATCTTTTCAACCCACGTATAAAAGTTTTCGCATCGTTGTTTAAATTCACGTTTGTAGCTTACTTCGTGAGATAGTTCGTCTAATGTGTGAAGTATTGACTGCATCTGTAAAGTTAACGCTAAAGTCAAGTCTAAGTCTTTTCGTTGTTTAGTGTTCATAGCCTAATATTAAAATGGTTTTTCTTCAATAATATTTTTCAATCCTTCAATGATATTATCTTTGTGGAATCCAGCAGTTAACATCAAGTTGTAAATGTTACGTGTAAATTCAAACACATCTTCATCATCGCAATCTGTTTCTATTGAGTGTTTAACTCCGTATTTTTCAATGTATGCTTTCATAGTTACCTTGTTTTTATGTTTAATTTTTTAAGGTTTTACCCTTATTTATAATTCCCTCTCCTATCTTCGCAGAACTGAATCCAGTTGTCCATCGTATCACAATAGTATATAATGCTTGGATGCTTATCCGCTTCTTTCAATGCTTCTGCTTTGCTTTCTGCACTTACTATCATTCTATCTGGTTTTCCGTTTGATAGCCAATAAAGTATAACGTACTGCTCCATAGTTAATTGTTTTTTAATAATTCAAAATACTGAATATGTTTTTCTTTTGAGTCTAATAAAATACCATCTAATCCTCTGTACATCATTCTTTCTTGGTCATAAATAATATGTCTATGCAAAAAATAATGGTCTTGTATTTTTAACTCAATAACATCTAAAGCATAATTTATATTATAATTCCAATGATGTAAATGATAACCTTCTTTTGCTTTTAATTTACGACCAATTTTAATTTTACATTTATACTTTTCAGGATATTTAAGTCTATATAAATTTATATGTAACTTTTTGTTTTCAGGTGTTGGTTTATGTTTGTCTTTATAATTAAGTCTATGGTACTTTTCACGGTTTCTATCCTTTTCTTTTTGTACATAGTCTTTATCTAATTTTAAAACATTTTCCCTTTGCCTTACATCTTTCTTTGTGCAATCTTTACATTTATTTAAATAACCATCACCCATTCCAGAGTGCTTGTAAAATTCAGATACTCCCTTCTCAATATTACATTTAAAACATATTTTTTTCATATTTCAAAGATAACTATTAAAAAGGTAGTATCCAAATTTAAAAAGGTAATTTTTAGTTTTTATTTACGAGATACTATAACTCTACATTAAAAGGTAAATCACTTTCCTCTTGTTGTGCGAACTTCTGCGATGCAGTTTGAAGTGGTTTTTCTTGCTTTTCAGCAACTTTCACATCTCCATTGGTATAAACTACTTTGCCATTACCTAAATAACGCTTAGAAGTCTTTAAATCACGTTCTTCTTTTGTTTGCGATTCTGTTAACCCTACGTTGTTACCATACGTATCTGTTGAATCATTGATTGAAATTGTCAAGTTCAAATACTTTCCATTGTATAACTTGCTTTTGTCGATTTTTGTTACATCAATTGATGCGTTGATAAGTGTACTCATTTTACTTTGTTTAATCGATTAAAATTTGACTTTGTCTATATGTGAAATTATCACTTAAAAAGTTAATTAACTCATTAAATGTTTGGAAAACATATCTTTCTTGTCCTTCACAAGAGCTTCCTAAAATAACAATAAATCCATTAGATTCTTGTTCAATTCTTACTGGAGCGCAAAACTCCTTTTTTTGATTTCTCATTTTACTTTGTTTTTATTTGTTTAAAATTAATAATAATTCTTTATAATACTCTCGTGCAACTTCGATTCTTTGCTTTAATTTTTCAATGTCAGCTTCGTTGTATTCAACTATAAATCTTTTTACACGTAGTTCGTTTGGTATGTGGTCGAAATTATGCAAACTTTGCACCGCTTCACGCACCAGTAAATCTTCTTCAATTAGGTTCAACTTCCAATGCTCTTTACGTACTTCGCTTTCTACAATGTCAAATGGTGTATTTGTAAGACAATATACTAATTCAGCTTGTTTGTGTCCAGTCAACATCATATAGCCTTGTAACTGCCAGTAGTAAGCCTTATTTTTAAGTTCTTTGTCAAACATTGGGAACGTAGCACCACTCCAAGAACATTTAATATCAGCTAATAAAGTGTCATTTACTAAATCTGGTGTACCTACAACATAATCATTCTTAAACTTGTCTTCGTTTTTTAGAATCCAATTCCAGTCTAATACTTCAGATGCCAACTCAATAGCTATATCTTCGTTTTGATTTCCTTTGTCTGTATAGCGTGAACTAAATTCTTTGTAGATACCTAATTCCTTTTCACGAAACATATCTTCGATAAGCGTCTTTGCAGTAGCAGACAAAACCTCGCTTTTTGTACGAGATTCTGTCATTAAATTGCCTAACTGCGAACATCTAAATAGTAAACTCATAGCGTTGCGAATGTTAATTTTTGTGATTCTGTTAACTCAAACTGCAATAAGTCTTCTTTTTTAGCAAGTCCTTTTCCTATTGCTTCAATTGCTTTGTTAAAACGTTCATCTGTAATTGTTTTAACTTTCTTTACTTGTTCTCCACCAGCATCCGTATCTTTGTCTGTAACGATACCTAAAATAGAACTCAAAGCGTAACGTCTAAAGTAAGTTAGTTGCGAACCATAGACTTGAAACTCATTCATTCCTTTAAGCGATACATCTTTTAACAATGCCATTTTACTTTCAATCGTTTCTCCACTTTCAACGTGAAACAAAATAGTTGTTAAATTCTCGTTTTCGATTAATTGAGTGAATCCCAATCCGTGCTTTTTTAATAGTGGGTTAATTACGCTAAAGATTTTAGGCAAATCTGCAAAGGTATAACCATAACCTTGTGTTGCTTTGTGAATCACTGGAACTTCTTGTTGAAATTCTGCTAATGCTTTAAATAAATTTTTCATTTTATTAGTTTTAAATTGTTAATAACGTATGCAAATATAAACATTATTCTTTAAATGATAACTTTTTTATTAATTTATTTTTCACTTCCCAAAATTGGTGTATGTTATTAGCGTCTAAAATATCAAGTTCAATATCTGTTAACTGCAATTTTGACTCTGGCTCAATATCACAAATAGCTAAATTTAACTCTTGCTCAATTCGTGTGTTTAGTTCTTTAAAGTCATCGTATTTAATATTCAAAGTGTAACATCTTAAACCGTGTAATATAGTTGCGTGGTTCTTGTTAAATAGTTTTCCTATTTGTGCTAAAGTCCATTTGTCATTACGCAATTGCGTGTACATTATCGAACGAATATAAACTAATACTCTTGCTCTGTTTGGTGTTGCTAATTGGTATCTTTCAATTACTTCTTTTACGTTTTCTATTTTCATTTTATTGATTATATGTTTCATTGTAATATTGTTCTGCCGTCATCATTGATATATGGCTTGTTTGATAAGCATCTTTAATTTGTTGCTTTTCCATTTCTATGGCTTGTTTTAATACATTTTCAAAGTTAAATATTTTATCACTTTGTATTCTTTCTGCAAACCATTCTACTGCTGTTTGTTTCATTTTAAATCTTGTTTTAATCGTTCCAAATAAAGTATACCATCCATTAACTCATCTTGTGCGTGTTCAATCCAATCAAGCGTGCTTAAATCTGTTCTTTCGAGTGTTACTCCGTACTTCTTTAATCCATCGTCTGCACGTTTCTCAAATTTCTTAATTACGTTTAATACTATTCTATCTATTTCCATTTTATTTATTTTTAAATTTCTTCTTCTATTTCTATTTCTCCGCTACCTTCGCATTCTGGGCATTCAACAATTTCTGTACATCCACCGCAACAATTCCAAGCTGGTTGAAAGCAATCTTTGTCTACTTCTATTCTGCCTTTGCCTTCGCATTGTTTACATTCTATTTCTATCATACTGCTAATATTTCTGTTAATACTTTGATATACGCTTGTTCAATTCTTTCAAGTCCACGCTTGCAAGTGTCTATTCTGTTTAAGTGCTTTTCAATTATGTTTGGGAATTGAGTGTAATATTCTGTATCTGCTTTAATCCAGTCAATTCTTGCTTTCATATCTTGGTGCATCTGCATCAAATTACTTGCTTTGTTGTGTAGTTTATAGTTCATCGTTTTTCGTTTAAATTGTTTAACTTAATTTCTCTAATTCTGTTTAATCTTTGCACATCAAACGTTGTGAAAAATTGCTTTCTGATAGCATCGTTAATGTGGTTACCTTTTGGTACGTACTCATTCTCAATTGTAGTTGGTACATAGTTAGGATTAAATGTGTTGTGTAATGTTTTCATATTATAAAGTTTAAATGTTTCAGCAAATATAATAATAATGTTTATAACTGCAATACTTTTTAACAATTATTTTTATAAGTTATTAATTTTATTTTTTTAAATAGTTTTCTATAATCTCCTTGTTTTCTTCCAAAAATTAAAATACATAAATTAATTTTATTTGAGTTAAAATATGGTATTTTATATAATACTATTTTCATTTGTTACTCGTTAAAAATTTAATAAAAGGATAGCTTAAATACCCTGTAAAAAATATATGTGGAATTTCTTTTAAAAAAAAGATACAAAAATATTGAAATACAATTAGTGATATAAATATTATTATTAATTCTTTTATCTCTCTCATAATATTATTTTTAAAATTTAAAATATTCTTTTACCTCTAATAATTCAATCCATTCTTGATGAAGCTCTTTTGATAATGTAGCTAAACTTATTCCTTTATGTTTTAACTCATCCATTAAAGGCATTAAGTATTCTATACGTTCATTTATTCTTTTTTTCCAGTAATCGTATTGGTCACCATTATTTACTAAACATCCTTTGTGATGTAAAACTTTATTTAAATGATAAAAATTTTCAGGCTCCATTTGTTTTCTTTCTTTTAATTTGCATTTATGCGTAAAACTTGGGTGTTTTTGGTTGCTTGTATAAATTATTTGCTTTTCGCAATATTTACATTTATAAATATGTGTTGTATATCCCATAACTAAAATTTAAAAAGGGCTAATTAAAGCCCTAAGTTTTTTCTAAATGTTTCTTGTACTAATTGTTTTGCTTCTTGTTCTGTAAATCCAAAACTTCTTGCTTCGTTTACTTTTTGAATGTAGAATGATTTTAATTCTTCTGTTGTCATTCCGATTAATTTTGCTACCATTTCCATAATTTCTATTTTTTAATTGTTTTGTGATACAAATATAAGTACTTTGTTTATAACTACAATACTTTTTAACAATTATTTTTAAATTATTTTTAGTTTTTCAATGTTTATGCGGGTTTCAGAGCATAAAAAAAGTGGAGATTTCTCCCCACTTCTAACAATTAAACTAAAAAACTATGAAAATCAGCAAACAGAAAAGCAGATTTCGTGCAAATATAACTATTTTAAATTGTTACGCATCTTAAATTGAATAAAATCCATATAAGTTTTGTTGTTAAACTTAAATTTTCGATTACATTCTTTTCGGTCTGAACATTGCATATGGTGTTGAATAGTTCCTGCTGCGGTTGTGTACATATATTTATAGTGTGGTAACTTGCCACAATTCGGACATTCGAACTTTTCGCCACCTCTTAAAACTGCATAATTAACTTTGTGTTTGGTGTACGGTGCTAATCTTTCGTAAACTTTCTCCAAGACTACAACATCCATATCGCAATACTCAACCATTCGTTTAAGTGCTTCAGCATCTTTGTTGAAAATGATTGCTTTCCACATATCCATTCCCTCGTGTTTCAACTTTGCACCAACTCCAAGAAATTTAGCAATGTAATCTAACTTATTTGAATTAAAATTAAACTGGCTTTTAGCGTGTTTAAGCGTGTCAATAGTTTGGTATTGTGGAAACATATCTAATTGATGAAACAAGCAACGTGTACGCAACCATTTAATATCGAATCTATCGCCATTGTGAGCAACTATTTCATCCGCTTTGTTTAGTTCTTTTATAAACGCTTTTAAAAGTTTCTTATCGCATTGGTTTTCATCCCAAGTTAAGTTGTGAACTTCGTCTTTACCTTCCCATTTCCAACTTACACAAATTATTGCACGTTCTTTAATGATGTCGTCTGGTTGTATGTTTAAGTTGTAACCACTTCGCCAAAATATACCAATATTAAATGATGTTTCGATGTCAAAAAACAATCTCTTTCTCATAAATTAAATTTAAGTAAATAAAAAAACCACTATCAAAGTGGCTTGTAAGGAATGTATTGCGTTTTTCCACCAATTTTAATTGCTCTTAACGCTTGTTTTCTGTTGTTACCTTTACGATACGATATGTGAAACCAATTAGCGTGTGCATCGTTTCCAAACTCATAGATTGCTTGGTCAAATTCTACGTTCTTAATTATCCAGTCGAATAACTTTCTATCTGTTAATTCCAAATCGAATGCTTCGCCTTTTGTGTGTTGGCTACCAGACGCACCGCCTATTAATTTGTTAAGTTGCTCGCATCTAAATCCACTACTTATTTTAATTGGTGCGTTTAAATGCTTTCTAAGTGGCTCAAATACATTCTCGCATAGTTGCATAGCTTTGTCAATTGCTATTAAACCCATTGAATTATTAATTCCTTTTTTAATTGCAGTTGGAGAATAGCAAAATTTTTCCATTGTTACGTGTTTACTTAAAGTTTTCATAGTATTTTTGGCTTAAAGATAAACGAAATTATCGTAATGCAAATTAAACCGATTACAATTAATAAAAGTGTATAAGGAAAAGGCTTTGTTTTAGTTCTATATTCTTTGCGTATTTTAACCTTTTCAAGTCTTAACGTATCTCGCTTAAGTTTATATTCAATTCGTGTTTCAAAGCGTGTTTTAGGTACATATAAACGCTTGTATTGAATGATAGTGTCTTTAGTGGTTAAATACTTCTCAAAGTAAAAAGTATCGTTTAAAACGACCTTAAATGAATCAATTGAAGTAATGCGGATTGTGTCGCTTGTTTGCTCTAACTTTGCACCTTTTTTGTATGCTCTGTTTATGTGCCATTTTGCCGAACACGATGTAAAATAAAATACTAAATAAATTGAAATTAACCAAAGTATAAGCATTGAGAATAAGTGTTTGAAATCTATTTTCATTCTGTTATTTTTTTCTTTACATTCTTTGCTTGTATAATTAGCTTTACAATCTTACTAATAAACGAATATCCTTTTACTTTCTCAAATGATTCATCCATACTTTTTACCTCAATACTAATTAACATTAAAGCAATTACTTTAGTCGCTAAATAGTCAACACTAATAACTTCTTTTGTCAAGTAGTTAATGATAAAAAAGTCAGAAGCGTAAACTAACATAATCGCACCAACGTAGCTAAATAGTTTAGGAACAAATCCAAATCTAAAAGTTTTACTATTTACTTTTTCTTTTAACTTTGTAGCTTTCCAGATTCCAAAACAAGTGTCTAAAATAGTAGATAAGGCAACCAAAATAATAATGCCTTTTATCGGAGCAAAAAATAAAATTAAAACCTTTAAAAGTATAGCAGAATTTGAAGTAATCAATCGAATCATATAACCATTATTGAATCGGTGTAACCATTATCTGCGTTTCTTGTTGGTCGAATATCGCTATCTCTATTCAATACGCTTGTAAAGTTTGGAAATAAATCTCGTTCAGTATGCAAATAGTTAACCAAGCGTGCCTCGTAAAAAGAAGCCTTTTGTCCGTAGTGGTCTTGTGCAAATGCAACCTCATTTTGACTAACTGAATTTGAATAGTCGCCACTTTGAGATTGAAGACCTTTATTTTTTAACTGATAAGACAAGCCAAAAACTGCATCCTCAGCACTTCGCCACGCTACAATTGGTTGTATGTATGTTACAAGAATCTCCTCGTTTGCTGACAATGTTTGTGCGTTGTACTTTGCTAAAATATCATTATAAAAATACGTACCTAATATTGGTTGTATTCTCAAATCTGATTGAGTACGAATGTATGGCACAATATCGTTAACATCACAATTTGCCGTAATTGGTGTTTGTGTTTTTAAATAGTTCTCTGTAATAAAATATATCATAATTCAGTAGTTGTATCAGTTGATGGTTTTAAGCCTATTAAATCTCTTAATTCGTCTGTTGTCATTGCTTCAATTATTTTAGTAGCTAAAGCTGGATTAACTGAATTAATAATGTTTGAGATGTTTGAGATTTTCTCGTCAATTTCAACGATAGCCTCATTAACTATTTGATAGTTATTTATTACAAGTTCAGCTTTAACTTTTGCAATAGTTAAAATTTCATTTACAATATCCTCAATCACTTGACGCATTGGAATAATAGTATTCTTTTCAAAGATTACATACGCTTGTTTAATATCAGAACCAGAACCTAATTTTCCACTTACTCTAATACCCATTAATATAGGGTCGATTGTATGAGCTTGGCAAATTTTACTATCAATGCTTTCAGTAGTTACTTGGAAGACGTTATCTAAGTTGTTTGTTGGTATGCTTTCAATCGTTGGTAGTTGGTCTTTATTGTTGGCAAAAAATGCAACCGCTTTTCCAGCATTTTGAGCACCTTTAGCACGTTCAATAGTATCTTTAATAGCTTTCTTTTCTTCTTCTCCTTGTGGTTTCTTTGGAAACATCATAGCAAATGAAGGAAAGATTGAGTTTAAAATGTTTGACTTTTGCAAATAACTCATTTCGCCATCTAAAAAAGCCCAATTAAAAGCACTTGTATAGCTTGGTAATGGGTAGATGTCTTGACCTACTTGCAAATTCTCGTAAACGTATAACTGCTCTACGTCTGTACATTCTTTATGGTAGCGTTTAATTTGTCTAATATCAATTTGAGAACTCCAGTCATCACAAATAGAGTAATAAACTCCATCTTTATCACGTCTTACTTTCTCCGCACCAATTGATTTAATACCAACCAAGTCGCCAAGTGTATTGAAACGCAAAATAAAGTATTTTCTATTGTGTAAAAGAACGTCTTTAGTAATTGAAGACAATGATTTTCTCAAATTCAAACGTCTTTCAATTGCATAAACATCTACTTTATCCATCGCAGTAGCTTTCTCATCAATCTTTAATTCGTAACCGCCACCAATAATTGCGTTGGTTTTGAAATCCACAATTGACGAATGCAAAGGACTTGTATAATAAAGTTGATTAATTAGTTGAGGATATAAATTGTCGTCTCCGAATCTAATATATCCATTAGTTTGTTGCCTTGCGTTTACATAAGGCAAACTTAAATTACCACCCCTAACTTTTAAGAATGGTGTTGAGAAAGATTGATAGCTTGACGTTTCAGTCATTTCTACGCTTGTACTCTTTCCAATGTTAAAACCAAATAATTTCATTCGTAAATTGAATTAATAACTACTCCACTGACAACCATACGCCCTTCTTCAACCGCTATCAAGCCAGTTTCATCGTCAGGTAAGGTTTCACTTTCGTAGATTGTATATGTATATTGCCCAATGTTAAACGAATCGCTTGTCGTTTCATCCATTAGGAATAAATTGTATCGGTCTGTATGCAAAGAAGTATCTGTTCCAACCCACAAAATAGGGTCACTTGCTTTGTTAAATTCGTTTTGAAACACGAATAAATAATATGGGTTTGTAATACTTGACGATTCTGTCAAAGTCAAACAAATTTTATTCTCTTGATTTTGTTCTATATAAATCATAACTATATTGTTGTAAATTATAAAAATGTTTAAAACAAAAAAACCCCCACCAATTAAGATGAGGGAATTTTGAAAAGTGCTAAAAGAAATTAGTCAATTAAACCAGCGATAATGTCCGCATCTACTTCTTTTGCTAAGTATAAATTTTCCGCAAGTAATACTACTGAGTAAGATGAACCATCTGCCTTAGCAGTTCCAGAACCCTCAGTTACCGCAGACAATTGAGCATTTGGAAAATACCAATACTTCTCGTTTGCGTCTTTAATGATAACCGCTAAGTCTCTTTGTCCTTCTCCTAAGATTTTCAATGCACGTGATTTTGTAGCCTCACGTCTTGAGAACATTAATGTAATTGTTGCAGTAACAAACTGAGAACCTTTTACCAAGTCGTTTGCTTCTTCTTCTGTATAGTTACCAGAATTTCTTCTGATTTCAAAAGGAATAAATCCACCACCAGTAGTAGTGATAGCATCAATTGTCCAAGTTGCATCTGTTTCTGTAATTGCAGTAATGTTTGCTTGGTCATTAATTAATACTTGTGTAATTCCTCCGATGTTTCCATCGCATCCTTTTGTGATTGATGTAAGTGTTGTACAAGCCATATTTTTTGTGTATAAAAAAAGGGTGGTGTATATTGCACCACCCTCTTTAGTTAGTAATTAATTCTTATGAGTAAAGAACGATTTCTGTTGGGTTAACATAAGCGAAACCAACTTTCAAATTCGCACGTGTACGCAAGTAAGGCTCAGCAACCGTATCATTCAAGTTAACTGCTTTTAATGCTTTTCCGTCTCCCTCTCCGTCAAATGCGTAGATTAAGTTAGATTTCAAAGTCAATACCATATGATTGTTTGGCATACCTTCAGCAACTACAACTTTAATTCCTAAGAAAGTTAAAGCTAATGGAGTTGTGATATATGTTTGAGTGTTACCAGATGCAGAAGCAAGTTCTAAAGCGTTAGCGATGTTAGATGAAACATATAATCTTAAGTCTGCTTTTTTACGGCTGATTGTTGCTGGTGCAGCGTTCAATACTTTTACGATTTCAGTAATAACATTTGCAGATGTGATTGTCGCTTTAGCAACGTCAACTACTCCACCATCAGCTTTCAATTTTTTGATGTAACCATCACACAAAGCTAAAGTTTCATTTGCACTTGTAGTGTCACCTTGCCAACGAATGTACTCAACTGATTCTGCAATTTGCATAGCCATTTCATTCCAGTAGTAAGACATAAAAGATGCAACCGTGAAATCTCCGTTAGAACCTTGTGCCATTTGTAAAGCTAAGAATGATTGCTCTAAGTCAAACTGGCATAATTGAGCCATTGCAGATAAAGCACAAACGTCAATATCAACTGCATCTAAAGAATCAGATGGTGCAGTAAAGTTACAATTTGATGCTTGTAAGATATTACCGAAAGTAACAGATGCTAATTTTGTAGCACTTTTAATTCCTGGCAATGTACGATAGTTGTCTACGATATCCTCAGCGATGTAAGAACGACCATAGAACTCATTAGGATTAGGACACAACAAAGCGTTTGTTTCGATGTCCAAGTCAAATTTAAGATTTCTTTCCATTTTATTATTTGTTTGTAAATGCGTGTCGATACGCAGTAAAATTTTGTTGAGCAGTTAATTTAGTAGCGATTACTTCTTCCGTTGGCTCAACTTCAACTTCTAAAGAATTTTTTAATTCTGCGATTAATTGCAGAACTTCGTTAATTTTTTCGTCAATTAAAGGCATAACAATAGATGTGATTGCTTCTGTGTCCATAGCTGGGTCGATTGCCATTGCAACTTCTTCCTCAATTACTTCTTCTTCTACAACTTCTTCTAAAGCTACTTCTTCTTCGACTGGCTCATCAGTTGACTTAACAACTTCTTCCGCCATTTCAACATCTTTAATCTCAACAACTTCTCCGTCTTTTACAACATAGATTTTGTTTTCAATTTGATGCTCTCCGTCTGGTAGATTCATACTATATTTGTTTTGTGATTGCTTTTTTGTATCTTCCAACTTCATACCTAAAAACCCCTCAATAGAGAAACCAACTTGACCGCTTTCAACTAACTTAGTATAATACG